ACGGAAAGTCACCGTAGACCTCAACCGCAGCTTGTGATGAATCGGCGCCGTATTCGTCGATGATCTGTTGGTACACCGCCTTGTCCGTACCCTCGACCGTGCGCGCATCCACGATCTTGGTGTTCCAAAAGTCACGCTTGGAGTTGTGGCATTCGTAAAAGTAACCGGTGTTGCGGCGCGGGTTAGAAAACGCCAACCAAAAGCGGTTAGGCGTGTTCTCTGTAAAGAAGCCCGCAGTCACCGCCCAAATGGCGTCGTCAATACCGGAGGCTTCGTCAAAGATCACCATCACACCGTCGTAATTGTGAACGCCAGCATAAGCGTCAGGGTTCTCGCTTGACCACAGTCTGCCCTCGACCGACCAATAGCGTGTGCCTTTCTTTAGATCACGCTCAACCAACTCAGTAATCCACTTGGCGGGCATGAGCCGTGTGGCGCTGACCTCAAACCAATGGCTGTTAAGTGACATGGCCAACCACTTGGTAATCTCTGCCCAGGTGACTGAGCGGAGTTGGCTTTCGCTGTTGGCTGAAATGATGGTCGTAGAACCAATGCGTGTGGACAACATCCACAAGGTGAGCCAACTGACCAACGCTGACTTGCCAATCCCGCGCCCTGATGACGTCGCCATCCTGAACGTATCAAAGTCAACCTTGCCGTTGTTCTGCTTAATGTGGGCGGTCAGGTCAGACAACACTTCGCGCTGCCAACGGCGTGGGCCTGAGAAGTGTTCTAGCGGTGTGCCTTTCTGACCCCAAGGAAACGCGTAGAGTACAAACGCTAGTGGGTCATCCTTGATCTTGGGCGACCAAAGCGCCGACATTAGACGCATCTCTTCGGCGGCGCTGTATTGTGTCGTCTGCATCCGTGGGTTCCATATCTATAGTAAGACCGTGTTGTACGCGAGAGTCCGCTTGCTCAAGCGCGGTGATGATGCTGATCTGTTGCGTCACGTCCACTTGCACTTGCTGCTTGGCAACCCAATCATGTTTGTGTTTTAAGAACTCTAGCGCCATCTTGGCGTCGCCACCCACCGCTGCGTCGTACACAACTTGCGACATGGTCGCTTCCGCTTCGGCTCGACCCTGCATGACCGCCAATTCGACAACTGGGTCTAATTGGCAGAGTTTACGAAACTCCTCAGGCATCATGCCAGCTTTGAGCGCAAGTGCGTCATTAGACAAGCCTAATTTCGCCGCGTCGTAGACGCGCTGCAATCGCGACTCGGTGGCGCGGACTTCGCGGGGTGTGAAGTGTAGAGATAGCATTTTGCGATTGTAGGTCATGTGGGCAATTTATTATATAAAAAAAATTGACGCCCTTATTGCAAACATTTTTATAAAAAAAATTTTGTTGGCATAACCTCCGTTAGCTAGGGCTCCTCGCAGGGCCCTACCCCCCCCTACCCACCAAGATTTTTGCCCGAAGCCGAGAGCCTGGTAGCCGAGTTGTTGGACAACCTACAAGCTCACTAAGTCTTAGCCACACTCACTAAGTCTTAGGTTGTTGGACAACCAACAAGCTCACTAAGTCTTAGTACAAATACTCACTAAGTCTTAGCCACTCACTAAGTCTTAGGGCTTACAGGCTCACTAAGTCTTAGCCACCAATACTCACTAAGTCTTAGCTTCCTAAATATAATTTAGCCGAAAAGCCAGCACATCAGGACTATTTTGTAGGTCATTTTGTAGTCATTATGTAGGTCATCAAAAAGAGCCAAATGACCTACACTATTTCCCTGTTAAATCATACGCTTATCTAACTTGTAGGCAATGTCGGTCATTTTTTAACGTGGGGTTCCCCGTTACTGTAGTAGCGTGTGCGTCAACGCTCCGACAATTTTATGCTCTAAAGTAATACTTAATATTATCTATCTTTTAAATATATATCTAATAAATGACTATCTTATACTACAAGTTATCTAAGCCCTTGATTTATATAGCCTTTTATGTAGGCAATTTACCCTTATTTCATGACCTACAAAATAGCCGACATGACCTACAATTTATCTCACATATTGGACTATTATTGCTAAATATTTATGTACAAAGCTATAAAATCCTGTACACTAGAGGCTCTTACTTAAACAATTTAAAAGGACTACACCATGATTATGCTTTGTTGGACTACCAAAGTAGACGGCCTTACAGTCGACCATTACACGACGTTTGAGTCATTGATCGACGCCACAAGCGCGTATAAAACTGTGCGCGCCGAGCCTACTACTTACAGCGCTACGCTGTGCAAACCCTTTGCGTCGACCGAGCCACACTACGCCGACGGTTACCCTACGCTTACCTTTATGACTACTGACGGCTATAAATTTTATTTGCTTGAAGACGGCACATTGTCTGACTCACTTATTGAGGAAGAGCGCGACATGACGTTTGATTCAATTGAAGACTTTTTAAACGCGACTCAGGATTAATCATCATGACCATAATTAAGACAGTAGACGATCACCTAAACTTGTTTTTCCGCGCCAAGGGCGCCAAAGTTAACACTAAGAATGGTTGGCGCAAGCAACAGACTGACGCGTACATCATTCAATGGCAAGGCTCATCAGACTACGACAGCGGGTATCACGAAACCATATTTATGACGCTCGAGGGCGCCACCGAAGCATTAAACGCAAAGGCTCACAATGAATAAGATCATCGCTTTTTGGATAGGCTTTGCCATTGTGGCCTTTATCTACATTGACATGGCGTTGGATATTTTGGCTAATTAAACGCTGTCGACTGGCTATTTTTTTTAGTATTCACACACTAAGGTAAACAAAATGACTCATACATTAAAACCGATCCCTCAAGCACTATTTGTACACTTAACTTTAAAATCCTCAAACGTAAAAACAGGCGCGATTCCTGTATCGACTACCGGGCGCGCATCATGTCCGACGTCTTGCCCGTTTCAAGCGGCCGGATGCTACGCCGATAACTACGGGCTAAATTTTTTATGGAATCGCGTAACCAATGGCACAGCGGGCACAGATTGGGCGACATTCTGTAACACGATTACGACGTTACCCGATGGCCAATTATGGCGCCACAATCAAGCGGGCGATTTACCACAAGACGGCCACGGCCGCATTGACGGCCATTTGATGGGCTACCTAGTCGCGGCCAATATTGGCAAGCGTGGGTTCACCTACACGCATCACGCGCCCGAATTGGGCGACAACGCCAAGTACATCAAAGGCGCCAACGATTGGGGGTTTACTGTCAATCTAAGCGCCAACACGCCCGCGCACGCCGACACGTTGGCCGCGCTCGAGATTGCACCCGTAGTGGTGGTTTTACCATCTATTCAAACCACTAACACGACGACGCCCCAAGGGCGCCCGATTGTCATTTGTCCGGCCACCACACGCGACGACGTCACTTGTGAGTCATGCCAATTATGCGCGCGCGTTGATCGTAAGGTAATTGTGGGTTTTCCCGCGCATGGCTCAGGTACTAAGAAGGCCGAGCAAGCCATTATTTTTTGGAGCAAAAAATGACCAATTTAGAAATTATAGAAATGGCCGCGCTTCGTTTAGGTTGCGAGCGCGCGCTTGAGTTATTAGAAAACCCCGACGCGTCGAATTTTGACGCGGATAAGGTTATTGCTTTTTTAACTATTGTATTGGATAAATCAAAATGAAATATAAAAATGGCCAGTCTGTCGACGTGGGCGACGTCGTACACGTCAAAAATCGCGCGTATACCGTCTACAGCGTAAGCGATTACGTCACCCTGCGAAGTATGTGTGAGCGCGGGTACTTTCGTTCAGTCTTCCCGTGTGATATCGGCGCGTACATTCCACGCCTTAACCCCGTTTTTGCTGAGTTGATGCCGCTATGACCATCTCACTTATCGCCGCCTCTATCGTGGTGCTAATGATCTTGGTCTTTGACCTGTAGCACCACGCAACCCCTACAGCCCGCTTACGCGGGTTTTTTTACGCTCTTTAAGTGTGTGACCGCCGCCATAGGCGTGTCTGCGCGTACAACAATACCCTCGGCCATCGCGCGCAAATCGCTTTTGCTACGCCCAACCATATCTGCCGCGCAATAGATCTGTTTTTTAGTTGGGTTATCTCGTGAAGACACACGTCCCATGTCTACCCATTGGCATTCTTGCAATGCGTGTAAGAGCGCTGTTTGCGACACTTTGTACATACCGGGCGCGTTAACAGATAGCGTGTCACAGATCGCGTGAAAGGGCGACGCTATAACGCCGCTTGCAAACAAGCCTTTGCGCTCGCGTATCGTGTCAACTAAAAACGATTCATTAGCGCTCATACCTTGCTCGACCAAGGTCAGTTTAAATTCGGTCATTGGGGGCGCCGCACCAGGGTTAAACGCGCTCACGTCACGCGCGGCCAACCACGCCGCACAGGCGCTCACACCGCCATTGTCAAACCATCGCCACATGGCCGCGCCCGCTTCAGAAGTCATGCGCGGCGCGGTCGATTTAATCGCAAACCATCGACGGTCTTGTGAATCTAAAGTGATAGGTACAGGGTCATTAGAAAATGCCAGCACCAGCAATCTGTTGGCCATGTCGTACGGGTGCAACCCTTTCCTGTTGATCGACAGGTACTCAGGGGGCGCCGCAATCACAGGTTTAAGACGATTGGCCAACGCGCGGCGATCCTTGGCGTCGGGCTCACGTAACTCGTTCAAAATTAGGATCTCGCTCTCAAGTGCGTAATTGAACTGCGACGACATGGTATCGGAATCCAGCAACCCTCGGTTAGTCGCGTTATCGCCACAGACACCCCATATGAACGGGTGGTACATCGTATCTTTGCCGGATCCTTGGACGCCCGTATGTAGGATTGCGTGGTTGATCTTGCGCTGGGGGTGTTGCAATTTAAACGCCATCACGTCAAAGATGTGATTAAGCGATTCAGGATCCGGCACCAAACGCTTGCAATGCTCGAGCCACGGGGTTACGTCGCCCTTCATGGCCACAGGTCGGGCGTCCCTCCATCTATTGCCGTACACGTCACCACCACGCGACACCAGTACGGTTTCACCCGCCGCGTAGGTAATGCCGACCAACGCGGGGGCGCCACACTTTTGGCGTAACTCATCAAAGCAGACGGACGCCTCAATATGGCGCCCTGTACGCGCAGACTTGCACACAATGTGCCTGTAAAGCGCGTTAAACGTGCCACGGCTGATCTCGCGGCGGTCTTGCATATCAAAATACGAATCATCGCTTTGAATATACGCAAAGCGGCCAAACCATTCTTCTTTCTCGACCCTGCCCAACTCGCGCTGTTCGATCTCGCGCTGGCGGCGTTTGACATCATCGGGGTATGCTTGGGTAGGTGCAATTACGGCGTAGGTTTTAGCCATGACAGACGCTAACAATTCATCGCGCAACCCTGGTGCTGCGCTCGGGCCACCCTGCCCTTCGACCCACTCTAAGAATATGTGGCTATCAAGTTGCAAGCAATGCGAATGCAAACAACAGTACGCGCGCATAGAAGGGTTGTAACGCCCCTGCGGGTTACCGTCGGTATGTTCGTGTGCATTGGGGCACACCACGCCCGCCCAGCCCTCGGAGTTCGGGCGAGTGATGACCAAGCTATTCTCGGCAAGCCATGCAAAAATCGTATCTGACCCATCATCTTCAATTCTGATCGGTTTATACACGGACTCAGGCGCACCCGCCACGACCCCGAACGCCTCCATGATCTGCGGCAAACTAAACTCACGATCGGGGTGAAACTCGGTTAGGATCGCGGCGAATTTGTTGCGCTCGGGCTTGAGGTTGACGCTGCCAGGTATCCTAAAATTCCGCACCGCGTTGGTGGCACCCTTGTCGGTGAACCCCGCCTCGGCTATGGCCTTAATCGCTGCGCTAAATACCTGATGCGTGGGTTGATCGTCTAAGCTAAACGTGTAACCCCATTGATAGTTTGCGGGGGAGGTTTCGATCTTCCAAGTAGGCTCAAGCGGGGGCGCTTTCGATTTGGTGCCTACGTCATCTAAGACTAAAAACGCGACGTGTGTGCAATTGTGAATCGACGCGCTCGGGCGCTTACCTAACCGATCGATATGAAAAGACGCGGTGTTGCAGTACCACGCCCCGCCCTCTTTGTACTCGCTTGGGTAAAAGGCTGGCCAAGTGGCTTTGATTGTGCCATCGGCGTGTTGTTCAGAACCAACAGGCTTTTGCTTGACTAACAGGCAAGTTTCACCCTCGGGGGCGACTTTTGAAATATAATCGACGAAGTCCAATGCAATACTCCTTAGTTGTTTAAGCCACCCTCGCCGGTGGCTTTTTTTTATTTACCGTAACGCGCCATTGTGCTGATCTCGGCGTTTAACGGTAAACCTTGCGCCCACGGCGGGGGCGTACACATTGCTTTTCTTAGTTGTTCGGTGACGGTTTCGGGCTGATCGGTTTCAATAACAATTTCGTCGTGGACGTGGAGTACAACTCCAAGAGGTTCAACGGCGCGGAGAGCGTAACGTAATACGTCGTTCGCTGCGGCTTGGGTGATGTTCTCACAGGCCAAACCACGCCATAATCGGGCGCGCGGCCATTCGCGGGCGTCAACGGCTGGCTTCCATGCGGCTTTGGCGTAGCTGATTCCATCTTCTTCAAGTTTGGCGTAGGGGTAGCAAAGGATACGACCCGAAGGTAAAGCGTACCACAGGTGGGCGCCGTCAAACAGGTAGGTTACCCTACCCGCCACGATTTCGCGCCCCTTGTTACGCATGGCGATCATGTAACCGGTTTCCAACTCTTGCCAATACCTGACGGCCCATTGGTTTGCGCGGCGCCAAGCGTCCACCGTGCGCTGCGCGTCTGACTCGGTCATGGTCAACCCGTACGCTCGGCCCATTGCAGAGAACGCGCCAATGCCACCACCGAACCCGCAGGCGAGAATTGCAACCTTACCGATCTGTCTTTGGTCGGGGGTGACCTCCGACTCAGGTATCTTGTACATGGCAGCCGCTTCCCGTATGTAGATGTCACGCCCTGACCTGAACACGTCTAGCACGTCATCGCCCCGCCCTGACAACCACGGGGTCATCCGCGCCTCGATCTGAGCCCAATCGGCAACCACCAAGGACTTACCTTTAGCCGGTACGATTGCGGGTCTGAGCATCCCTTTTAGAACGTCTGTGACCCTCTTACCAAACTGGGGAACGATGGGGTGTCCTTGAACCATGCTTGCTCTAACAGACTCGGGGTCTTTCGCACACTTACGGGTGAAATTATGGACTTGCGCGCCATAGCTTGAAGCTCTACCAGTTGCACTCCCGCCTGCAAAAACAAAGGCACCTCGTACTCTTGAGTCTTCGACATCTGCCAAGTCTTTAAGGCGGCTGAACTTCGCAACCGACGACGCCCAGAGATCATCGGCACATTGGATAACCTCGGCAACGTCGGGCGGTAGGTCTTCGACCGCAAGTAGGTTTGCGCGTACGCGCTTGTCGATACTGTATTTACCATCTTCAATCTCCATTAGTTTTAACTGCTCGGGGCTTAACCTTTCTTTAACCCATTCGCGCATCTTCGGCGAGCGGACTGACGTGATCGCGCCATTGGTGACGGTTCGGACAATGGACTGTATGTCCGCGAGTTCAATGGCCGCGTAAGAGATGGCTGCGCTGGCAAGAGGCACGTCCACCAAAACACCTCTGTCGTTAATTTTTTCGTTGACATGGTAATCCTCCAACTCTTCGTCTGATAGGGGGCGTAGGCTTTGACTGACGGCTCTCATGGCGCGCACGTCTTGCTCACAGTATTGCACCATTTCAAGCATTAGCGCGGGGTCGTCTTTAAAGGGGGGTACACACAGCGCACGGATAAGCTGCGCGCCGCGGTAATCTTTCTTCATGCTTGCACCGGCGAACCGGCCCACGTCCTCAAGGCTACCAGGCGCGCAATTCGCTCGGGCTTGTGTTGCGGTGCAATAGAACTGCTCTAGCTTGAAATTGATCTGCAAGACGTACCAAAAGATCAAACGCTCAAAGGCTGCGTTGTGGGCGTAGATCAGGCCGGTGTGATCGCGTACACGCTTAGGAAACGGCTGCGTGGGTAACCACGTCACAACGTCTTCATCGTCAAAGGCGTAACTCATGCACAACACGTCAGTCGTTGCGTCTTGCGCGTAGTTGTACACGCCATGCTTTTTTAAATCGCAATGGCTGCGCGTTTCAAAATCAACCCAAAGCGTACTCATTTTGAAACAGGCTGCCGCATTGATTTCCATTCAAAATATGTAACGCCTTTATGTTGATAAATAGCTAATTCAGGATCAGCATCGCAACCTTCGCAAATAAATTCAATAAGTAAACCATCTCTATCGCGCGAGGGATTCTCTTTATTTAAAAATTCTCTTCCCTGCTTAGTAGAAATAAAAGATTCATACCCATCCGGAATTTCGGCATTCGCGCGCCAAAAAACACTTACTTTATGTTGGTGAAGATTTGGCCCTTTACAGCAAGGGCACTCTAAACCTTGATCATATTTAACTTCGTACATAATTACCTCGTCAAAGGATTCGTCAGAATTTATGTGTAGGTGGGGGCGTCAATTTGGTCGTTGCAATCTGTGCGCTGGAAGGCAAGAAAAACACGCACTTACGACATCCTTGATGGGCTTGCCTAACCGCCCCCTAAACCTTACTCGGCTACTTTTGGATAGTAAACAACACCTTCTTCTGCTTCAGGCTCTTGCAACTGCGGTAACGCTTGACGACGAACCTTAACAATTAATTGCTCAACTTCTTGGTAAGGCTGACGCCCAAGTACACCCAAGATTTTATTGATCTCGTCTAATGAGAGGTCAAGTTTCATGTTGCGCTCCTACGGCGACGGGCGGGTGCTGCCTCGGCAACTTCTTCTGCCTCAACAACTGGCTCTTCACCGTCCATACCGACCCAAAATTGAATGTCAAACAAGGGCGTAAAGATGCGGCCATACGACTTGTGCTGATAGTGTTCTTTTTTAAGTAACACGACAGGCACAGGTTTGGTTTGATCTTTATCAACTTGTTCGGCAATAGCCACGGCTAGGGTCTGTACGCCACGCTTGCCACCCGCTGATGTGGTGGTGTAACGCGCTTCCATGCCCTTGTCCTCGCCGGTTAGACACTTGATGCTCATGCCGACCTGCACTTCCCAACCACGTTTGGCGCCCGCAGGGGCGTCATCCATCTCGGGCAATGGCTCAGACACAGACACCATCTTTTCAGCAAGAACGTCACCATCACCCCACGCAATGTAGCCGTGGACAAATGAGAACGGGTTAACTGCCCATGTCGAGTCAGCTTCGACTTCGGTTTGGTCAGCACCAAAGACCCAATGACCGGTCTTGTCCATCTTGATGATGACTGTACCAGTGGGGCCAACTTCGGCTTGAATGGTACGCAGGGCTGTAGAGAGTGACTTTACTTCAGGGAGTTTTGCTAAGTTAAACATTAGAGTACCTTTAGAGTAGTTTTAGGTTAGCGAGTTGCTTACCTAGGTTAATAACCGCTGGACGCGGATCAGAGTCCGCCGCCAACGTACTGCCCGAACTAACGCTTACCGCTACGTCAGCCGGAAAGTTCTTTTTACCAATAATTTTTACGGCTTGAGCGACAGAGATTAGCTTACTTTCGTAAGCCTTGTCACCTAATAATTTCACGGGCGCTTCATCGTTCACCCATTGACGTATGCCGCGCTTGGCGACCAACTTAAAGCCTGGCACACGCACATTGTTTTCAAGCATATCGTACGCCAGTACGCGCACGGCGTCGATCCACGACTCAAGTTGTTCGGCTTGTAGAAGGTATTCTCCAATTTTATCCGCGTCAATCCGCAAAAGCGAGGTTTTCAGCGCCCGATCAACAGCACCGGTTACCTTGGGGCACGTTGGCTTGGCCGCGCACCACCGGCAATGCTCACCGGACTCTAGCTTAGTGCGTGGGCCGTTCACCGCAGCAATCAGGTCAAACTCAAACTGAGCAATACGTTTGGGCGTTGTCACCCAACGCTTCACCATCGGCGGTTGAACAATGATGATTTCAATTTCCTCAACATCTTCAAACACCCATTGAGTTTCCGGTGTACGCATGGCAGCAGCGGCGTAGAACATACCCTGTTCGTTTTCAGTTGCCTCAACAGCCACGCCGTTGCCAAACTTCCAATCCAACACAATCGCCTTCTTACCGATCCGACCAAGTAGATCAGCACTTCCAAACACGCCTGGCAAAAGATCACCAAAGTTGACGCTACTTTCCACAGCAAACTCCATTTGCTTATCGGGATCAATTTCATCCAACGCCGCAAGCGCCACAGCAATCTTGTCATCGTACAACTCCTGCGTGAGAGTAATGCCTTCGTGAACCATACCGATCACAGACTCGGGCGTAGCCTTACAGTCAAGGATTTGACTAATGGCGTCGTGTAGTAGGGTGCCTTCGTCAGCGTACTTGCTGCTAGGCTTTGGCGGCATCTTAGCGACCAATTCAATTGAAGCTGGGCAAGCGATAACGCGTTTGGCAGTCGAGCCGCCTACGATAGTTGAGTGATTCATTTAGATTACCTCTACTGATTTGAGTTTGCCAGTTTCACCGTCATAAGTTAGGCGCACATTGTCGTCAATATCTCTTTGCATACGGTAAATGCCTTGTGCTTTAGCAAACCTTACATAGTCAGGTTTTGGTTTAGGCGCTACGCGGTATTGATTATGTTCATACCACTGTGGGGTGGGCATAGGCGTCCAATTACCATCAGGTTCTTCAACTTCAATTTGCGCGCCGTTAGCCCAAGCGACAATCATGTCGTAATGTTTGTGTTTCATTTCGTGTAGTCCAATTTAGTTTAGAGAGATTTAATTGTACACGATTTTTTGCTTGTGCTATACTTTTTTACATCAAAGGAGAAATAAATGCGAAAACTAGTTTGGTTTAGCTGCGGCGCAGCGTCAGCGGTAGCTGCCAAAATGGCTGTCGATAAGTACCCCGACTGCGAGGTGTTGTACTGCGATACGTTGGCTTACGAACACCCCGACAATATGCGCTTTCTGAATGACGTCGCCAAGTGGATTGGCAAAGAAATTAAGTTATTGAAATCAACTAAGTACACTGACATTTTTGATGTGTTTGATAAGACGGGCTGGCTGATCGGCGTGGGCGGCGCGCGCTGCACGACTGAACTTAAAAAGAATGTACGCAAACTGTACGAGCGTCCTGGTGACTTGCATATCTTTGGGTTGACCAAAGACGAAGCTGCGCGCATAGATCGCTTTGAAGACCAAAACTCAGATGTCAAAGTCGAGTGGATACTGAGCGACACTACTAAGAAAGACTGCTACCGCATTATTCAAGAGGCGGGTATTGAATTGCCTACGATGTACAAACTTGGCTACAACAACAATAACTGCATTGGTTGCGTTAAGGGCCAAGCGGGTTACTGGAACAAGATTCGCGTGGACTTTCCCGAGGCGTTTGATCGCATGGCCAAGCAAGAACGCAAGATGGGCGTGGCAATTAACAAGTCATACGCCGGTGACAAAAAGCGCAAGCGTGTGTTCTTAGACGAATTAGACCCTAAGGCTGGGCGTGATGTGCCGTTGCCAGACATCGAGTGCGGTGCTATTTGCATTACGCCTGAGCAGAAGTTTGAAACGGTGTCGCGCTATGAAGGAATCTGAGGTTGAGCATTATTTTAAATGGGCGGTCGAACGCGCAGGGGGCAAGACGTACAAGTTCACGTCGCCTAGCCACCGTGGCGTTGCTGACCGGATTGCGTGTTTCCCCGACGGGGCGACATGGTTTGTAGAACTCAAGACTAAAGGAGGTCGATTGTCAGAATTACAAAAAATTTTTGCCGCCGACATGGCTAAATTAAATCAACATTACAGTTGTCTATGGACTAAGGAGCAAGTTGATGAATGGATTAAAGAACGCGAGTACGGGTATGCAGCTTAGACCCTATCAGAATGAGGCAGCAGCTTTTCTCGCTACGCACGACCGCGCTATGGTGCTGGCCCCCGTGGGCGCCGGTAAGACGGCGATTACGTTGACCGCTATGCAAGAGTCACCCGTGCGCCGTTGGCTTGTCCTAGCACCCAAGCGGGTCGCTACAAGTGTATGGCCAGCCGAGGCGCTCAAGTGGGCACCCGACCTTGACATAGCCGTAGCCGTGGGCACACCCGCGCAACGCTTGAAAGCACTTTACGCTGACGTCGTTGTGACCAACTACGACAACTTGCAATGGTTAGCCGAGCAAGAGTTGGACTTTGACGGCATTGTGTTTGACGAACTGACACGGCTGAAGAACCCCTCGGGCGCACGGTTCAAAGCGTTACTCAAAGTCATTGAGCCTATGACCGTGCGCTGGGGCCTGACCGGATCGTTCACAAGTAACGGCCTAGAAGACGTGTTCGGGCAATGCAAGATCGTTGACCAATCCTTGCTTGGGCGCAGCAAAGGCGCGTTTATGCAAACGTACTTTGTGCTGATGAATGCCGAGTACGGCGAGTGGGCGCCGCGCCCCAAGGCGTTGCAGTCGGTGATGGAGCGTATCAAACCGGCGACTTATTTGCTTGAGCCTGGTGAGTACGCCGATAAGCTGCCGCCATGCCACACCGTTGAGATGCGCTGTGATATGGAAATGACGCAATACAAAGAAATGAAAAAAGAGTTTGTGCTGCGTTTTGGCGATACGCAGATTGCAGCCGTTAACGCAGGGGTTGTGACGGGCAAATTGCAACAGATGGCTTCAGGCTTTATTTATCACACCGATACCTGGGCAGGCGCGTTTGGTTTTGAAACCACATCTACCGGCATTTGGTTAAGCCGTCACAAGTTTGATTTGTTAGACGATTTATTAGAGGAGAATCAGCGTGCGAACACCATCATCGCCTACACCTACAAAGAAGAACTTGCCGAACTCAAGCGCCAGTACCCCCACGCCGTCACCCTTGACGACAAAGACGCCATTGAGCGCTGGAATAAGGGAGAAGTGGAGTTGCTACTTGTCCACCCCAAGAGCGCAGGGCACGGGCTTAACTTGCAACACGGCGGTTGCCGGATGGTCTTTCTGTCATTGCCTTGGAGTCTTGAACTCTACGAGCAAACCGTAGGGCGTATTCATAGGTCAGGCCAAGCGCATGACGTGTGGGTGTACGTACTACTCACCAACAATACCGTTGATGAGAAGATTTGGGCGGCGTTGCATGACAAGCGCGCCGTGTCTGATATTGCTTTGGAGGCTTTGAAATGAGCGCAATAATAACGCCTAAACAAATGAGTGAGTACATTTTGAAATTGCTTGATGATGTTACCAAAGATATTCCCGCCGAAAACCGCGAAGAAGCAAAAGCAAACATTTTAAATGCTCTTAGCGGGCAGATGTTTAACATGGGCATGAGGGAAAAGGAAACAAAATGAAAACACCCGACAAGATAATTGCGTTTTGCACTAAGCCGCATACGGCGCAAGAGATTTCCGATCATTGCAAGATACAGCGCAGCAGCATCTACAGCGCGTTGGGGCGCTTACAGATGAAAGGGCTAGTCAAGCGTGTCGATACCGAGCCCGCCACTTACCTAGTGTCTACGCCTACGGTCGTTGAGCATTTTGAAAACCTAGTTATTAAACACGCCCATAACCCTTTTGGATTACAGCCATGACACCTGACAAAATACTACGCAACCTTGAAAACGGATACTTTATGACTCACGTTGAACAAGAGGAGGCTGCTAACTATATACGCGCGCTGCAAGAGTCGAACAGAGTGATGCGCGAAGAACTTATTAGGTACGCCGACACATTGTTTGACGTACGCCGTGATTTAACTGAAATAAGGAAACAACTTGATGAAAGAAGCTAGAGAATTACAAACGCAGATTGAGCAGCTTGAGCGTCACATTGCGTTGCAAGATAAGCTAATTGACGCGCAAAAGAACGTAATAAAAGAGCAAGACGAAAAAATTATTGGTTTAGCTTTTGATCTTGAGTATGAGCGGCACACCAATAGTCTTAAAGGACAGAAATGAAACTTGATTTACTACGCGCGCAACTGGCCACAGCTAAAGATACGCTGCGCCACCGGCAAAAGCTAATGAACGAAGCGACGCGGGCTTATAACCGTGTTTTTGTAACAGTTAAAAAACTGGAGGAACGGTATGAAAATCACTTGGCGAAAACTAAATGAAACGATGGCCACGCTGTCTGAAGACGAAATCATGGCCATGCTTGAGTACGAACGCACCCACGAGCGTCGGGTGAAGATGCTGTTGCGCTTGCACCAGCGCGCAAACTCTCTGCGTGTAGCGCGTGAGCGTATTGAACTATTGAAAGAAGCGGTGCGACCATGAGCCGTGAAATTATGCAGCAAGCGTTGGATGCGTTGAAATTAGTTTATGAACAAGCTGACTTTTCAAATGGCGTAACTGATCCAACTGGAACAATGGATGAAGGCAAAGTTGTTATAGGTGGAATTGTTAGTGACGCTGTCGCAGCACTTGAGGCAGAGTTAGCCAAGCCTGAGCAAGAGCCTGTGGCGTGGCTTCCAAAGTGGGCGCACGACCGCTTGACAGGACAACTTGGTTCTGTGGCTGACCCCGTAACGTGGGGCATAAACACGCATATTTATGCCAAATCAACGCCTGAAACAGTCCCACTCTACACAGCACCACCACGCAAAGAATGGGTCGGGCTGACGGATCATGACATTGAACTTACTTTTTTGATTTCAGGTTTCACAGCAAAAAACTTTGCCCATGCTATTGAAGCCAAACTCAAGGAGAAGAACACATGACCGAGAGCCAGGTGTACAAACAGATTATTGAGAACCTCGCACAGATCGACGATGACATTGCTAGGCTGCGCCACCAGCACTTGATGTTACGCGTAGACATTCAAATTTTATTGGAGAAACAAAATGGTATACGACATAATAATGTGGTTCTACGCGTCGATGGCCCTGATGGTAGCAGCACTTCTGTGGCTGTTTAACACCCGCGAGAAACCCCCGCCACCATTTCCCCGCGAGTTAATCTGCGACGGGTGTGGTCAAGTCTGTAGTGATCTTTTAGGAGGGTACTGTGAATACTGCGTCAAGAAATATTGATAGGACAGACGCCAACTGGACGGGGCGCATTGCGCGCTCAATCCACACGGGGCGGTACGTTTGTCCGTACATCCCCTTGTGGCGTCGAGTGCTTATGCGAGCATTGAATTGGCTTTGACTTTAACGTCAGCCACACGGTTTAGCCAGCCTTTGCCAAAGGTTGCAAAGGTGCCAAGGGAGCGGTAAAAGTCTTCCTTGGCTTGGCTAAACTTCTCAATCAGTTCGACAGGGTCAATGGCTTGCACAGCGGCAAGCGTCAGGGGGCCAAACCCACCGTCGGGCGTGACACCCACGGCAGACTGCATGACCTTGATAGCGCGCCCAGGCCCTGCGTTTACTCCAAAGTCAAACACAAGGTAGTCTAGCCCCACGGGCAATTCATCACCGCGCACGGCATCCCAAAACTTTTTCTTGTACAACGGCTCGACCTTGTCAGCCGTTAGGCTACGCATCTCGGCTTCGTCAGATGGACGCCCGACCCAGTTTTCCCACGTTGCTTGGGTCACACCAAGGTTAGTGCGCCCACCAGGGTCGGCGGGGTTGTTAACGTAACCACCTTCTGATTTAAGCATTAACTCAAATGATTTTTGCCAATTACTTAGCATCGTCTTTTCCTATTTTAATGCCCGCGATGGTGCCAACAAATGCTCCGACGATCATGTTAAACGCGGGGTTGATTAGTTTAAAAATCTCATGGTTGTCTACTTTTTCGTCAAACAGCCCGATCAGCACAACAACTACTGTTGATAGCAGTACGATTGCAAGCGACACGCAACAAATTATGGTGATGCGATCGGCAACTTTCATTTGTCGTTCTTGCTTCTCATGTCGATGATCTTCTCTAAGGTGCGCCCACCGAAATAGAAGGACATAATAAGCATCCCCCATTGCCCAAGCAACTCAACGTACTTGCTGTTGGTGTCAATGTCGAACGCTGATAGCATGGCAAACACAAAGTAACCAGCTAGGATCGCTATAAGGGTCATAGGGCGAATGTTTTTACTCAACCAAGAGTCAGATGCCATGTCGTTCTGTTGACGCTTGGTGAGTTCGCCCTGCTCAACCATGTCGGCTTGCATCTTGGCAAGTTCGCCATTCTGCTGCATCTGCATCAACTCAAGTTGTGCTTTAGCCTTTTGTTCAGGATCGGGAAAAAATTTATCCAAAATTTTCATGCCAACGCCAAGCACATCCATAAGTGGAAACATTATTTGTCTGCCTTAGCTTCAAGTTTATCGAACAAACGGTCAAGCAACATCTCAACGCGATCAAAGCGTTTGTCCATCTCTGACTTAATCGTGTCAATCTCCGACTTTTTAACGTACGAATCAGAAACGTGCAGCTTTAAGTCAGCAATTTCTTTCTTGAGTTCTTTCACAGAATCCCATAACTGACGGCAAAACCAACCGCCTACCGCGAGTAGACCACCGGCACCTACGTTGATGAAGTTTTGCCAATCCATTAGTCTTCCCTTAATGCGTTACGGTTGGTGCGGTTGGTAATCATGTTGTTCTGAATTGCGGTGCGCGTTTTGGGGCCTTGTTGCTTGCGTGATGCGTCAGCGCGCGGCGCCCGTAGATTTTCCTCCATCATCTCAGCAACATCAAGCATTTTCTCGCGTGAGGCTTGAGCGGCACGAATATCGGCGTCGGTCTTTGCACGTTTGGCAATCTCTTCAAACGCCCGTGCTTGCT